ACAAACCCAGCGTCCTGGCGAAACACGTCGTCACTCTGGCGCGCAAGTACAACCTGCACCGCGTCAGCATCGAGGACTCACCCGGCGCGATCCTGATGCAGTCCGCCATCCAGAACTATTCGCTCACCACCGGATGGGACGTTGGGATCGACTGGAAGGACTTTGATGACGACACCGGAGAGCGAGACCTTCGCATCCGCAGCATGGAAGCGTTGCTCGCAGGTGGACGGCTGTACTTCAACGCAGGCATGAAGCAACTCCGCTCCCTGATGCTGGAAATGACGCAATACGGTATGCTTCCAGACAACGCAATCCCCGATTGCGTGGCTCGCGTGGCGGATAACCTTCCCCAGAGCATCGCCGCCGAAGAGCTGGACGACGAAGACGCCGCATGGAACGCCGCCCGCGAACGCGACCACTACAACCTACTCTATGGCCGAGGCCAGTACGCGCGACCCGAGCCCGAGCCAGAGGAAGTTGTAGAAGAACAGTACGACCCCAGCGAAGAACAGTTCAATGAACTTGGACTGGAAAATATCCTTGGAGGTTTGAATGGCTGAAGTCGTGACCAATACCCTTCCCCACAGCGGCATCATGTACACCGAGAAGACTCTCTCCGACATGAGCAGCCGATACTCGAAGCTGAAGCCCGTCGAGCCGGGAGACACCTGCTGCAACTGCGGCGGCGACTGCGACGGCGCAGGCTTCGCCATCGCAGAGTTCCGAGCCAACCGGATCAACGGACATCCCTTCTGCGCGCGAGGAGCCTGCTATGCCGCACGGATACAGGAGTTCGTCGGCAGCCGCGATGGATGCCGCTGCGGACTGAAGAACAGACGAAGGAATGGCGAAGCTGTTTAATAGAGGCATGAAGCAGGTAACATTCGCCATGTAACTATCGTCACTGATCGTGTTACTATCGCCAGACTTTCCCGAACGGCGTCGATTCTGACGCCCAGGAGCATCGCCGGAAGTGGCCGACATGTAAGCATAGCCGACCCGAACCCGCAAACGGAGGTTGTAACTCCACAAGGGATAAGGGGTAATGGGCATGGCCACGGCCACGTTAGTAGCGGAAAGCAACTGGAGCCAGCCGGTCTATGCCAAAGACGTGGAGACCCCGAGTGATCCCGCGATCCCAGCGAAGTACACCGATGAAGCCGTCCTCTCCATCGTGGTTCAGGACTATGAACGTGCCAGCGCATGGCTGAATGACCGCCGCTGGCCGCTGAACTGGAACGAGACCGACATTCTGTATCAATCGCCGCGAACCCTGGCTGTCTTCGACGGATCAAGCGTCACCAAAGCCAACGTCTCCAGGTTCTCCGTCGCCAAGCAAGTGAACTCTCTCGCCCCCGCCATCACAGGGGCGATTTTTTCTGACCCGACCCCTTTTGAAGTGCGACCCCGCCCCAGCTCACACTCCGACGCGGCGCGCGCGTGGAAGGAACTGATTGCGGAGATGCTGGACGAGATCAGCTTCAAGCAGGAGATGAGCTACGGCATTCAGGGGATGACGAATCAGGGAACGGTCATCTTCAAGGCCGGATGGGAGACCGAGACCCGCGTCGAGACCCACTACAAGCGTAAGGTGGCACCGCCCCAGGTCAATATGCCGATAGGCGCTCCCATGACGGTTTTCACTAAGGCCAGTGATGAGTTTGAAGCCGTCGATGTGGAGATCACGCGCAACCGGCCCACGTTCGAAAAATGCGAGCTGGGAACCGTCTTCATCGACCCCACATGGAAGAACCCTAACCAGCTTTGGAAAGCCAAATGGATCGTCCACGAGAAGTACCTCAACTACGACGACCTCCAGAGGCTCCGCGACAACCCCGACTATGACATTCCTTCTGACGAAATTCTCCGCGCCATTTTCATGCCCGAGAGCGCGGAGCAGACCGAAGGCATAGAAGGCGTCGAAGAGTCGTTGACAGCGAACACCAGCGTCCATCACGCCGCGCAGCGGGATGAGGACTTCAGCGAAGACCCGCTGCTGAAGCCGATGCAGGCTTTGGAGTGGTGGGACCGGGGACAATGCCGCGTCGTCCTACAGAAGAAATGCGTCATCCGCAACAAGCCGCACTGCCTCCCCGACAAACCATTTTTCTCCGCCAACTACTGGGACATTGACAACGCCGGATATGGGATGGGAGTAGGCCGTATAGCCGGAGCAGATCAAAGAGTAGAGCAAGGAATGTTAAACGCCCTGCTGGATATTCTGGCCTTCGCCGTGCAACCGGAGTATGCCGTAGCGCGCGGGGCGAACGTTCCTACGCAGGATCAACGTAGGAGGCTGGGTGGCATCCGGTTGGTGGATGGTAACGACGCGACCAAAGCCATATCGCTTGTCTCCCAGCCGCAAGTTCCGCCCGATGCGTGGCGCGCCATTCAGGCAGTCATCGGATCATCGGAAGGCGCGACCGGAGCGGATCAGGCGACGGTACAAGGCTCGATCCCAGGCCGGGGCTCCAGCATCGTGCGCAGCGGCACCGGAGCCGGAGCCGTAGCCGCAGCCTCGAGCGGACGGCTGCAATCCCCGGTTGAACGCGTCGTGGACGGGGTTCTGATTCCCTTCCTGAAGTTCCTCTTTCGCATGATCAAAGAGCGGATGCCCATCTCCGAAATCCGCGATGTTCTGGCCGAGCGCGCTGATGACCTCGTACCTGACTTTCAGGACTTCATGGAGATGAATGCAAAGTTCGAGACGCTGGCTGGAACGAAGCTCGCTGCGCGCAATCGCATGGCCCAGGCCCTCCCCTTCCTGCTTGAAGTCTTCGGCAACCAAGCCCTCGTCCAGCAGCTTTCCGAGACCGGCTGGAAGGTCAACGCGATGGAGCTGGTGAACATGGTTCTGGATATGAGCGAGTGGAAGAACAAGCGCGACCTCATTGTGATGATGACCGACCAGGAGAAACAGCAGATGGCGCAGTCCAACCCCGCCGCCATTCAAGCTCAGGCGAAGTCGAGCGAGCTCCAGCAGAAGCACCAGAACGATCTGGAGCTCGAAGACAAGAAGATCGCGGGGCGCATCGCGACCAAGACGGTCGACACTACCCACAAAGCCTCTGTCGAGTCGCCGCTGGAGCGCGCGGCCAGCTTCGCACAGAGGACGGCGGACGAGCGCACTTTACAAGCAAGCCAATACTACGGAGGAGGTCAATAGATGCCGGACGATCCAGAGCAGAAAGAACCCGAAGAGAACGAAGAAGAAGAGGCCGAAGTCGAAGATGACGACGACGACGAAGAGAAAGAGGAAGCTGCCAATTGATGGAATCGACGATCAGGACGGAGCGGACCTTCGGCGTAACTGCCGAGCTGAAGCCCGTCCAGCGTCGTAACCTCCATAACCTTGAGAACAGCGAAATCTATCCCGACCTTTTAGACGTACTGGAGATGGTCTGCATTGAGAAAGAGACCATGCTCATCAACACGGACCCCGCCGATGAAGCCGCTGTACTGGCAAATCATCGCATGGCGAAAGCAGCCTGGCAGATTTTTACCCACATGCAAGAGAAGATTCATATTGAATCGCAAACTTTCCTGGCGAGTGTAGCCAAACCAACCCCTGTACCAGCCTTGACACCGGATGAGATGCGAATCGAGAACCTACTCGATCCTACCAAGCCACTGCCGGAAGAGGACTACCTGGGAATCTGAACCGGAGAAAGGAAAAAAATCCCTCATGCAAAAACGATGGCTGAATGACAAACAAACTGACGAAAACGGCGACTACATCCTTGTGATCGAGAACTCTAAGGGTGGGCGCATCTCCACCTTCAAGGGCAAAACCATTGACGATGTTACCGAGAAGCTGGCCGACTCCCAGATTCAAGCGAACGAGGAGATTATCCGCCTGCGGAAGCCCGACTCTGCGCGACCGAAGCTGCGACTGGAATTGAAGCAGCTCTCCCCCGCCGACCGTCTCCGTCTGTCGTCCGAAATGACGGACCCGGAAAGAGTGGTGGAAGCGGTCGAGGAGATTGTGACCGCGCGCCAGGGTATGTCCCCCGATAGGCTGGGAGCCCACCTGTCGAAGATGGACGACAAGGAACGCGACGAGTATTACGCCACCGAAGCCCAAGCCTTCCGTGACGAACATCCCACCTTTTATCCCGTACCGCAGAACCGCGATGCATTGTTCGAGGAGATGCGCGCGAACGGATGGGACTTGACCCGCAACAACCTAGCAATTGCATTTCGAACCCTCTGGGATCGTGGAGACATGATCCCGTGGCCGGACGATAGCGGCAACAATCAGGCTCCGCCCACCCCGATCAACGGGGATGACGGTGGTATGAATGGAACGCCAGCTTCACCCAATGGACAGGCAACGGCTCAATCCGCCCCCTCTCCCAGACCACGCAACGTAAGCGTAGCGACGGGACTCCGCAGCTCAGACGCATCCGCGTCCGCTCCGGCCCCCGTGAAGAGAGCAGCAAAGTACACACGCGCGGATATAGACAGGATGAGCCGAGCCGAATTTGCAGATAAACTCCGCAACGAACCCGGATTTAGGCAACAAATCGACGCTATGAGCGCGTGACTCCACCCATTTAGGGGGACTGTCACATGCAAGCCACTACCGCCGCCCAGCGCGGCAAAAAGTTTTTCGACAAGTACGTTATTCCCGTGATCGAGTTTGTCTGCGCGGTGGGAGCAAGTGCCATCGCGTACACGGGAGCCGTGGGCAGAACTCATGCCCTTGTGCTGGGAGTCGGTGTTTCCCCAGCGTCGAACCTCACAACCAATCTCCCTCAGTCCGTCGTCACGTCCTATGACAAGGTATTTGTCGAGAACCTGAAGGCGGAGACGCCGTGGGTGCGCTGCACCTCACGACGCACCCTGGATGAGAACAGCGGTAACAAGCTCGTTCTCTTCATGTATCAGAACCTCGCCGCGCCACCCGTCACGCAGGCCCCGGAAGGAACCATCCAGACCGGCCTCACCGTGACCGTGGTGCAGAATACCTCCACCATCGGCAACTATGCCGACTATGCCAACATCTCCACCTATGCCCTCCAGACCGCGCTTGACCCCGCGCTGGAAGCCCTGGGTGTCCAGATGGCCTACCGTCTGGCCCAGGTGATCAACCTCATCATCCAGAACACGCCAAGGCGATCCATGCTCCCATCGGCACCAATCTCATCGCGCAGGATATTACCTCTATGGTGCAATCGCTGGCCGGAGTCAATGCCCTTCCCTTCGAGAATGGCCGCTTTACCGGAGTGATTCACCCCTTCATCGTGGGTGACATTCTGATCAGCACCCAACCCAACGGCATCACCGACGTTCTGAAGAGGACGGCGGAAGGCCAGGAGAAGCTACGCGAACTCCCATCCCCCGATGGCGACAGCGTACAGGTGATTGATTGGGGAGGCGCGAGCTTCCACCAGTCCACCCTGGTGAAGCTGACCACCGGCACCCCGAACAAGCTCCGCACCTATGTCATCGGCAGAGATGGCGTGATCGGAGTCTCGTTCGGAGCCAAAGAGAACACGGAGATTGGGGACGGCGACTGGAGGAACCTGAATGTCTGGGTTCGCCGGCTGACGGAGCCCAGCGGCTACGATCCCAGCCGCATGATCGGTGGATTCGCCAGCTACAACACGATGTACACGGCGACCCTTCCACCCGATCCCGTCATGCGCGTTCGCTACACCGACGCGGCCACCGCAATCACCTAGAGCTAACCGATGGAGAGACGCCTAACCGCGTCTCTCCCCTCGCGCTCCATACCGCCATGAAGGAGGCATCATGCCACTTGACCGTAAAGCCATTACCGAAGAACTGGAACAGCTCCAGCTCGAAGAGACCCGCGACCGCGTTCAACTGATGCGGCAGACCCGCGAAGCTGGCCTGCGCCGCGTAGAAGCGAGAGACAGAGACCTCTCCGACAACGCCGCACGGCAGAAGGCGATTCATGATGCCTGCTGGCATAAGAAGGGCGGCAAGGGTGTGCAGATGCTGCACCAGGGCAACGACCACAACTATGCCGTTGTGAAGCACACACTTTCCCACGGTCCCCTGATCGTCCTTTGTCAGCGATGCTCCCGAATCTGGGAGCCGCCACCACTCCATCTCAATGCGCGTTCCGCTTCGAAAGAAGACAAGGCGCTCTATCGCAAACTGTACGACGAATATCAGTGGGCTCTCAACCTTCCCACCGATAACGAGCCCAGCGGCACCCAGCTCTTCGTCATCACCCGCGAAGAGCCCGCCGCCTAAACGAAACTCACGGGTCACTTTCGCATACCGGGAAAGTGACCCCCCAAAATTTCCCTTAGAAAGAGAGCGCAGTCATGGCAGACAAGACCTTTACCAACGACACGACCACAGCGAGCAACACCCAGGCGACGACGACCACCCCGCTCATTCGCCCCATCGGTGAGGTTCACGATGAATTGATTGCAGAAGCCGACAAGCAGGAGGCATTCAACCGCGAGCAGCACCGCATTCAGGCAGAGGAAGCGAACCGGTTTAACAACCTCAACTCCGGTTATGTAGTCCCGTCCCCGGACGACGCGCGCGCCGAGGCT